CTACATCATAAGGTTTAGCATTACTATCTGAATGCCAATCATAAAACTGTCCTTTTTTATATTCGGTAAACTGACACGCTTCTGACCAATCCCATTGATGATTCCATCCAGCATTAACATTACCATCAGCTATAAATGGATGTATTTCTTTGTAAATCCATTTATCCGACATCCAAACGATGTCTGACTTTCTTTTCTTTTTAATATTTTTTAACTCTTCTTTAGAAGGAGGCTCTGTGCGTTGATGACCTGTAAGAGCCATTTCTTTTTCTGATTCCTTGCCGTATCGAACTATATCATCACAAATACGCTCTGGAACAGCTTTGGTAAAATACCAATAATAATATTCTAGATTCATCAGAACCTATCGCCAATTGCCTTCTACCTTCTGTTTAAATGCTTGTTGTGTGTCCCAAACACCGCCCGCAGACCAAGTTGCATTGGGTTCGCTAACAATAACTATTCCTGAACCAGCTGCAGAACCAGCTCCGGGTACTGAAGGCATGGCTGGGGGGCTTTGTGCCAATGTAGCACCGCCACCGCCACCTCCAGTATTTGCTATTCCAGCATCACCACCTGAGTTTGAAGCATCACCAGCTCCACCTTTTTCATTTATTAGACGCTTACCACCACCCATAGTGTGACCACCAGGAGCGCCATAACGATACTGTGCAGCTTCTGGCCAGAGTTTCCAGCTAAAACGATAGCCACCTCCGCCTCCACCTGCGTAATAGACAGGGGAACCAGAAACATTAGATTCAGCACCTAATCCGCCTTGACCAGCTACAGCTTGGGAATCAGCAGGTCCGGGTGTTTCATTTCCACCATTACCACCAGCTCCGCCACCACCTCCGCCAGCATAATAGCTAGAACCATTATATCTGCCTTGACCTCCGTTGTTTCCTTCGGGTGGATCATAATCCCCTTCATTTCCGGGGTTTACTGTTGTTCCTGTAGGTGTATTACCACCACTACCACCACTAGAACCTCCGGGTTGACCTTCACTAGAACCTCCAACTGCCAAACCTCCGCCACCACCGCCACCTGTAGAGCTAATGGGCGTAGCAGAACCAAAAACACTGTCACTTCCTTTTGCTCCTATAGTATTTTCAGGTCCTCCAGCACCGCCAGCACCAATCGTTACAGGCACTGAAGAAGCTGGTAAAGGATGTGGGTCTATTTCTCTATACCCACCTCCGCCACCGCCTCCGTGACTAGAACCACCACCACCAGCAACGACTAATAATTTACAATCGGGTGTAACCCCCGCAGTTGCGTCTGCCGTGAAATTAGTGCTTGAAGTTATAGACGTGACCTTATCAGTTAAGGAAGCACTTTGTTTTGAACCAATTAATCTACTCATTTTAGCTTATCCAATTATCGTTAACTTTACTTTCATAAAGAAAATTAATATCCCATACCCCTGAAGCAACCATAGTACCTTTAGGCTCATTAACAATAACAATACCTGAACCACCTGCTGCTGAACTTGGACCGGGAAAACCAGCACCGGGAGAATTTTGTGGACCACCGCCTCCACCGCCTCCGCCTGTGTTAGCTGAACCAGCCGTAGCTGCACCTGCACTCGCACCAGCACCACCGCCACCAGAACCACCAGCAAAAGCACCAGGAGCTGGAGCGCCAACTTGACCGCCTCCGCCTCCGCCTCCGCCATACGTTACATCTGAACCTGAAGCGTTTGAAGGTCTACCAGTACCTCCAGTACCCCGAACTGGAACCAAATTACCATCGTTATAACCAAACACACCAGCTGCACCAGCACCACCACCGCCACCACATATTTCGTTTGAACCGGGGAGATCATCTCCACAATTACCTAAAAAACCTTGTGGGGGAGATACAGGAGGAGTATTACCAGCCCCTCCAGAATTATTGTCTTGTGGATAACTTGAACCACCACCAGAACCACCATCACCTCCATCGGCACCCTTAGCCCCATAACCACCGCCTTCTGAAGTAACTGGATTACTAGTTGTGGCAAAAACTGAATCTGAACCCTGATTACCTATTTCTGGTGAACTCGGACTGGTCTTAGCTGCTCCGCCAGCACCTACAGTAACAGGGAGAGGAGAAGCTGGAACAGGTTGGGTAGAAGGTTCTCTATAACCACCAGCTCCACCGCCTCCACTTCTTTCATAGGCACTTCCACCACCACCAGCAACGACTAAAACACTTACATTAGTGGTTGTGCTAAGAGGAGCTGCGGTAAAAGTACCGCTTGAATTAAAAGTGGTTCTTTTGCTACTGGACTGAACAAATAGGTCGTTATCAGGACCGATTATACCACCATTACTTGCCCACCCCATTAGACTTCATCCCACGCAGAAGTACCTGTATTCCACTCATAATCTTTATCATCTTCAGTCGCTAACCATTTTTGGTTGGTTTCATCCCATCTAATCAATGCTTCTTCTCCTCCTATTTGTGTTACAGAAGGATAGGTAACTGGAGCTTGCCAATCAAAACTGCCGTTTAAAGTCCATGAAGCATAGGGTTTTGGTTCAATGAATACATTATTAGTTGCATCATAACTATAACCCATACCAGCATATTGCTTTCTAAAATTATTATTGTACGAGGTTTGTTTCCAAGCAGTACCGCCTGATGTGTGAGGAACTATAGTTCCAACAAATGTTTCTGCATCGGCAGATAAATCTCCACCGTTAGCGTCTACCTCATCATTTGATATTACAACAATTTGTAATACAACATTACTAGAATTTAATTCTGCAAAGTGAGCCATAATTATTTCTCCTATGCGTCATTAAGTATTTCGTATGAAATAAAGTAATTTAAGTCACTGTTAGCACTTGCTCCGCCTTCGATTAAATCACCCTCTTCCAAATACAAACCCCAGTTCTTATCAACAAGAACTAGCGTTGCGTCTGCTGGAACAGCAATCGTGGAAGCAAAATGTACAACAGAACCACCACTCTTAATTACACCCATTGTCACTGTAGCTGAGTTAGTGCCATCAATATTAGCAATAACTACGCTATTAATTTTAACAAGTGTCTCAGAAGCAGCAGTTACTAAATCGGTAGTAGTTGTCGTGGTTAATGCACCACAAACACTTTCACCTGTAATTGTTGCAACATTTACTAGATTGGGATTTGCCATCTTTTTCTCCTAAATTTATCCAAATACCATCGCCATAGCGATAGCTTTACCTACTGTGGTTCCTGCATCAAGTTGGGTCTGTATGTTTGATGTCACACCATCAGAATAATTCAATTCTGCTGCTGTCGCCGTAACATTTGTACCACCTATGTCTAAGGTGGTCATCGAAACTTCTCCAGCAACCGTTAAAACACCACTAGCTACAGTCATTAAATCCGTGTCGGACGTATGACCAATAGTGGCACCATTAATATTTACATCATCAATTACCGCTTGAGTAACCGCAGAATTAGTTCCTAAAGTAACTCCATCTACAGCACCGCCATTAATATCTACAGCAGCCATAGTAGTAGTACCCGTTAAATCTAAATCAACTAACGCATCCGTAACTACTGCGCCACTACCGCCTCCGTCTAAATAAACCATTTTTACCGCACCGTTAGCAATATTAACCGTAGCACCTGAACCTTGTTTAATGGTTATAATTTGTGACCCTGTAGTAGCGTTTTCTATTATATATAGTTTAGAAACTGTATTAGGTGCTATGGTAAGTACACGGGTTGTGCTTAACGTAGCACTTCCTGTTACTTTAACGTATAAAGCTCTAAACGGATCAGTTGACCCATCCGCTATAGTAGCTGTTTTATTAGCATCACTGTCAAAAACAGCTTCTGTGCCATAACTAAAGGCCTCTCCTATAAGTTCTAAATTAGTATTTGTGGATGTTCCCCACGTTCCAGACTCAGCACCTGTGGCTATTTCTTTAAGTCTTAAATCATTTACATAAGTTGCCATTTATTTATCTCCAATTTCATTATATATGAATTCATTAAAATATTAAGCAGCAATTTCGGTCCAATTAGGATCTTGGCTATCATCTATAAGTCCCCAAACAGTTAACAGGGTTATTTCACCCGTTCCATATTGCCCTGTTAGAGTTATGTTGGCATCTAAATTAAATCCAAATGTACCATTAACAACTCCTGTTGCGGGTATATCTCCAACTATCTGAAACGTATTAGCTGTTACTGTACTTACACTACCAACTGCACCTGTTCCAACTGTTGTAGTTAATGCTTGATTACAGTCTCCAGTAACGGTTTCATCACCTTGCGCAGTTGTACCAGCTTGTCCTGTAACTCCCTGTAATGCTGCTCCTGTAGTGGCTAATGTACCTACCGCTCCTGTTCCAGCTACCCCGGTTTCAGGGACGTTCGCTGTTCCAGTTACACTAGAAATAGAAGTTACCGCTCCAACACCACCTAAACCTGTCTCAGTTATATTAGCAGCACCTGTAGCTACAACACTTCCTACAGCTGACGTTCCCGCTAATCCACTAAGGGATACGGAAATAGGGATAGACACAACAATTGTGCCAACTGCTCCTGTACCAGCCAATCCTGTTATTTCAACAGGTATAGGCTCGCCCCAGGTCAGTTGACCCCAAGTGCCCCTGCCCCAGCCAGTTATATTAGCCATTGGCTAACTTTACGCTATTCTAATAACAGCGTTACTTGCATCAGCAGTGGGAAATGTGATGGTAAAGCTTCCAGCCGTAGAGGTTTTATCTCCCCCAAAATCAAAAACCGCAACCGCAGGATCTCCTGAAGCCGTGTCGTTGAAAATCATACATCCTCTTGCCGTTACAGTAGCTGTACCAAAAGTTAAATCAGCAAAATCCGTGAACGCAGTTGTTCCAGATGTAGTAGGAGCTACTTTAGTTAAAGTCCCTCCTTTTGCTGTGTAATTGGTACCTGTCGCTTCTTGGTTCGTACTATAAGCTGTAGTGGAAGCACTCATAGTAGCTGAACTGGTATATAAAGCTAACTTAAACGTATTACCGTTGGTTGTAAAATTACCT